AGGTTTTTTTAACCATACTGTAGAGGAACACATAAGGTTATGCCCAACAATTTATTGGGTAGAAACTTACTGGATCCCTGATGTTTTTAAACATAGATATAAACGACCTTCAATGCAGGCTCACATGCGTGCATCTGGAGAAAAAAACACACTTGAAAACACTTAATGCCACGCACTATCCACAAGACCGAACAGCCTGTTATCCTTGAAGGTTATCAAGCTGTGATGAAGCCGAGTAAGTTTGGCTATTCCCTGTCTGCTATCATTGATGGTAGCATGATTGAAGCCCTAGAAGATGATCGTATTAATTCTCTTGAATGGGCACAATCTAAACTAAAGAACCCTAAGCGTTCTACCCTGAAGCCTGAGCCATGGGAAGAAGTTACTGAAGGTCAATTCAAAGTTAAGTTCAGCTGGAATGAAGACAACAAGCCACCGGTCGTTGACACCGAAGGTTCACCCGTCACAGACGAGAATACTCCCATGTATTCTGGTAGCCAAGTTAAGCTGGCGTTCTTTCAGAAACCATACATCCTCAAGGATGGTGTTACTTATGGAACAAGCCTTAAACTGGTTGGTGTACAACTGGTGTCTCTCAATTCAGGAGCTGGTGTAGACACTGGCGATATGGCTGCTGAAGATGTAGCTGCCCTGTTTGGTAAGACTGAAGGCTACAAGTCTGCTGATCCTGTTGTTACTGTCATCCCGGAGAACATTTCTGATGATTTCTGATGGCATTTAGATCCAAGCTCGAAGAAAAAGTAGCTGATCTACTTGTCGATCTTGGAGTTAAATACGAGTACGAAACAACTAAAGTACGATATATCATCCAGCATATTTATACACCTGACTTCGTGTTACCCAATGGTGTCGTACTGGAATGTAAAGGATACTGGGAACCTGCAGATCGTCGCAAGATTAGAGCAGTGAAGGAGTTAAATCCTCATCTTGACTTGCGTATGGTCTTCCAGGCACCGTTTAATAAGATCAGTAAAAAATCTAAAACTACATACGCTAAGTGGTGCGATAAGCATGACATTCTTTGGACATCATTCCAAACCATCCCCATCGAATGGCTCCTCTGAATTTCTATTTCATGCGCCATGCGAAGAGTGTGGATCATCAGATGGTAAAAGTGTCTATGATGACGGTCACACATATTGTTTTGTTTGCCATTACTATACGTACGGTGATGGTGAACCTTCTTCACACATTCACCAATTGCAAGAACGCAGTGTGCAAATGACAGGCTCAGCCCAAAGGCTGCAGAAACGTAACATCTCACAAAAAGTATGTGAGAAGTACAAAATCTACCGTGATGGTGATAAGCTACGCTTTTACTATCATGACGAATCAGGCATTGTCAAAGGTGCTAAGGTAAAAACAAAAGGTAAATCATTCTCGTATGAGGGTGAAGTACCTGGTACATTTTTTGGACAACATCTCTACCCTACAACTGGTAAACGTATCGTCATTTTTGAAGGCGAGATGGATGCAGCTAGTGGGTCTGAGTGTATGCCAGGATGGCCGATGGTTTCTGTACCATCTGGTGCTGCTGGTGCAAAGAAAGCTGTACAAAAGCAACTACCATTGTTACAGGGTTACGATGAGATCGTAATCTTCTATGACAATGACCCACCAGGTCGTCAGGCAGCTGAAGAGTGTGCTAGTGTACTACCGCCTGGTAAAGTCAAGATTGCACACCTTCAAGGCGCTTACAAGGATGCATCGGATGCACTCCAAGGTAACGACTCAGACGCTGTATGTCGAGCTATCTGGGACGCCAAACCGTTCCGACCTGATGGTATTGTTGATGGTAAAACACTCCTAGAACTTGTAACCACACCATCACCTGCTGCAGATCATGACTATCCATTTCAAGGATTACAAACTAAACTTCACGGGATTAGGTACGGAGAGCTTGTAACAATTACTAGCGGATCTGGACAAGGGAAGTCGTCCGTCTGTAGAGACTTGGCTGCTCACTTGTTGTCGAAAGGAGAACGGGTCGGTTACTTAGCGCTTGAAGAGTCAAACCGCCGTACTGCTTTAGGACTTATGTCCCCTATTGTTGGTAAAGCATTACACATGGGTGAACACGATCGTTCTACGTTGACTGAAGCCTATGATAAAACGCTTGCCAATTGGGATTTATTTCTTTTTGATGGGTTTGGATCTTTTGATCCTGATATCATCTACAATCGTATTGAATACCTTGCTGCAGGTCTTGATACCAAGGTTATCTTTCTTGATCACCTATCCATCCTTCTCAGTGGATTGGATGGAGACGAAAGACGAATGATAGATACTACTATGACCCGCCTACGTTCATTAGTTGAACGCACAGGCATTGCTTTATTTCTTGTGTCGCATCTTAAGCGCACATCATCGGATCAAAACCATGAAGAAGGTGCACGTGTTACACTCGGACAACTTAGAGGAAGTGCGGCAATCGCTCAGCTTAGCGATGCAGTTATTGGGCTCGAAAGAGATCAGCAGGGTGGATCTAAACACTCTGATACAACTGTTAGAATTCTCAAAAACCGCTACTCTGGGGAAACAGGCGTTGCTTGTCGATTAAACTACGATTTATCTACCTGTAAATTCTATGAAACTCAACCAGAACCAGAGTTCAACGCAGCAACAGATTTCTGACTACTATGCATATTGCATGGAACTCAAACGCCCTAACCCACCTACCACCCAAGCTATTGAACGTGCTCAATTTAAAGACAGGACATTTAAATGGACTGGGAAGTGAGCCTAGTCTTTGACATAGAAACAAACGGATTACTTTATGATGTTAGTAACATCCACTGTCTTGCTATCTATGATCTCTCTACAGATGAGACGTTTGCGTACAATGACACTGGATCTAGTGAGCCGATATCAAGAGGCTTGCAAAGACTACAGGATTCGGACAGGGTTATTGGTCACAACATTATTGGTTACGACCTGCCTGTTATCCGTAAACTCTACCCTTGGTTTGGTAACCCTGCTCATGTGGTGGATACTCTATTACTTAGCAGACTTTACCATCCGGACATGATCAACTTGGATAAGCAGCGTACCTGGGATGGTATGCCTCTTAAGTTGTACGGTAAACATTCACTAGAATCTTACGGCTACAGATTAGATGAACGCAAAGGTGACTATGGTTCCACTTCTGATTGGGCGGACTGGTCCCAAGAAATGGAAAATTATTGTATACAAGACGTTCACGTTACCACCAAACTATGGAAACATTTTCAGCCATACCTGAATGGGTCACGCTAGAACATGAAGTCGCAGAAATCCTCACCAACCAAGAACTACATGGATGGTACTTTGATGAACGCTCTGCATGGGAACTTGCATCTACTCTCAGACGAGAGCTTGAGCAAACTTATCAGCTACTACGTGACAGGCACCCTTACGTTGCAGGATCGGTGTTTACTCCTAAACGAGATAATCGAACCCAAGGTTATGTAAAAGATGCTCCACTCACACGCCTTAAAGAATTAAATCCTACATCACGAGATCATATATCATGGATCCTGCAAACATTTCATGGCTGGAATCCCACTCAGAAAACACCTACTGGGAAGCCTATCATCGACGAACCGATACTGAAGGAGATAGGGAGCCCGACTGCCCTTGCATTTCTCCGGATTTTGACGATAACGAAGATGCTTGGAATGATCAGCGAAGGCGCGAACGCGTGGCTGAAGCTATGTACGACTGCTAAACGAATACATCACCATTGTTCAGTTGCTACTAACACACATAGATGTGCCCATCGAAATCCAAACCTTGGTCAAGTCCCATCAGATGAAAGATTTAGACGCCTTTTTATACCGAGCCCTGGTCTCTCCATGGTTGGTGCCGATCTTAGTGGTATCGAGCTTCGTATGCTCGCTCATTATCTTGCAAGGTATGATGGAGGAAGATACGCAAAGCTACTACTTGAGGATGACATCCACCAAATCAACGCCGACAAGATTGGTATCTCCAGACGACAAGTCAAGACCGTAACCTATGCTATGCTATATGGAGCCGGTGATGAAAAAATTGGACACAGCTATGATCCCCAACTCTCCACTGCAAAAGCTAAATCAAAGGGTAAAGAAATCCGTGCAGCATACGTCGAAGCGATTGAAGGATTGGGTGACTTACTCACAGCTATCAAGAAAGCTTCGGAGAGAGGGTTCATCAAGTCTATCGACGGAAGAAAAATTACGGTTGATTCACCTCACAAATCGCTAAACTACTGCCTCCAGTCAGGAGCCGGTGTGATCGCGAAGCGTTGGCTGGTCATTAACCAACAAACAATGCGAGAAGCACAGATATGTGCAGCGCAACTAGGATTTATTCATGACGAGTTACAGTTCGAGTGTGCCCCAGAGCACGTCAAAGATTTATCTACATCCCTGGTATATAGCGCTACAGCAGCTGGAGAATACTACAACATGCGAATCCGACTCGACGCGGAAGCAACACACGGAAACAACTGGAGCGAAACCCACTAATGTACAGCAAGAAAAGTAAGACTGAGGTCAAATCAGTCGCAAAGAAAACACGCCAAGGACAAGGACGTAACTCCGTACCCAAACGTGGTAAGAAAGCTTATCGAGGACAAGGCAAGTGAAGATGCTTGTAGACGCCGATTATGTGGTCTACAAAAGCTGTGCCGGAGCCGAGACAGAAATAGATTGGGGTGATGATGTAATCCTTGTTACAAGTAAATTTAGTGAAGCGTATGCTAACGTTAAGCGAGACCTACTTAAAATCATTAACAACTTTCTTTGGGATGTACCTGAACTAATTCTGTTTTTCAGCGACAGTGTAAACTTTCGTAAATCAATCCAGCCCTCATACAAAGGGCATCGCAATCGCAAGAAACCTTGTGGTTATAAACGTGTGATCAACCGACTCAAGACTGAGTATAAGGTTGTTATCATGCCTACACTTGAGGCTGACGATGCCTTAGGTATCTACGCTACACAGAATCCTGGTAGTATCATCTGCTCACCAGACAAGGACATGCGCCAAATACCTGGTAAACTCTTTGACATGTCAGAATTGATGAATGTGAAAGAAGCAGAGGGTAAGAGGTGGCACCTTATACAAACACTAGCAGGCGACCAAACTGATGGCTATAGTGGCGTACCCGGAATTGGAGTCAAACGTGCAGTCACACTCTTTGAAGAAAAAGGTTACTCTTGGAAGACTGTCGTTCAAGCATTTGCTGACAAAGATCTTTCGGAAGATGTCGCACTTGAAAATGCAAGACTTGCAAAGATCCTTACAGCCGATGATTATGACTTCGACAACCAGCAACCAATCCTTTGGTCCCCCTCCGCCGATTATCGAGTTGACGCTTGAGCAGGATCTAAAAATAAGAAGGTTAAACGACCTTCTGCCTGATGCAGAGAAGGATGACATTATTACTGTCTTCCTTGCATTGCAAAAGCAAAACTTTGTCCTATCCAATACCGTCAGTAACTTAGTCAAGAAATGGCCTATTCACCTACCCACTACACACGAGGAGTTATAGAGGTCTGGGATTTTATTCGAGATCAACAACTCAATTATCACTTAGGCAATGCTATTAAATATATTTGCAGAGCCGGTTACAAGTCTTCTGAATCGAAAGAGAAAGATCTTAAAAAGGCTATCCACTACCTTGAAAATGAACTCAAACATACAACCCTGCAGATCGAGCAGTCCGAGCGATCAAGCAATTCAATTCCGTTCAGCTTATGGGATCCAGAACAGCTCGGAGAACCGGACTATGCAACTGGCTTTGATCGATGAAGAATTTAAAGAATTTAATAGTGCGGTTCACAAAGAACCCTACGAAAATGAACTAAAAGAGCTTGCAGATCTTGTCTATGTTTGTTTTCAATATGCTGAGAATATGGAGTGGGATTTAGAAGAGGCGCTAAATCGCGTCCATAAAAGCAACATGTCTAAGCTAGGCTTGGACGGTTTACCTATCCGACGTAGAGATGGTAAGGTTTTAAAAGGACCAAACTATCAGCCTCCTGTTTTGAACGATCTTATCAAACCATGACCACATCTTATATTTCCCGCACGGGACGTGTCCAATCTTGGTTGGATAATCCAACGTCCAGACTTCCGGTATCGTGCACGGTGTTCACTGTTGAAGACTCAATGGAGGGGCCAAATGGAATTGAATCAAGCTGGAGATTTGCCAGTCATGCTCTACGAAATGGAGCAGGCTGCGCGATTCACCTGTCGAAATTGCGACCCAAAGGAACTGAATCGGTTAAAGGAAATGACAAGCTCATTGCGAGTGGGCCAGTTTCCTTTGCAAAAATTTATTCAACCTTAAATGAAATCTTAAGGAGGGGCGGCACATACCGTAACGGTGCGATAGTGTGTCACCTTGATTTATCCCACCCTGATGCTCATGACTTTATTCGCACTCCTAGATCCGAACTACCGTGGGTCAAACGGTGTATCAACATCACAGATGAATGGTGGGAGAACTGTACTTTCAAGGATGAACTCCTCTTTGGTATCAAATCAGGTGACATCTGGCTCAACAAAGTAAAGTATGACAATGAAGGAAAACGCATCCGAGGTAACGTCTGCCTTGAGGTTTACCTGCCCTCACGAGGTACCTGTTTACTCCAACATGTATCTCTCGGTGCCTGTGAATTCGACGATATCCCTCGTGCTTTCCTTGAAGGTATGTCCCAGTTGTGCGAACTCCATGGTAAAACAGGTATTGGCGAAAGCGGAGAGTATCTCCCAAGCGAAACTGACAGACAAGTGGGGCTCGGGATGCTCGGACTCGCTAACCTACTTCGTCGATACGGAGTAACGTATGATCAATTTGGTCGTGCATTAGAGCATTTTAACAACGGAGAAACAGTACGATCTGCAGCTT